GGTATAAACAAAGATAGAATTAGAGTAGGGTTTAAAAAGAGATTTTAATTATGGCAACATCAGGATCAACATCATTTAATTTAAACATCGATGAAATCATTGATGAAGGCTACGAAAGATGTGGCCTAAGACCTATGGCTGGTTATGATTTAAAAACAGCTAGAAGATCTTTAAATTTATTATTTGCCGACTGGGGAAATAGAGGTGTTCACCTTTGGAAAGTTGAATTAAACGAACAAGCATTAACTGCGGGCACAGCCACTTACACAGTTGCCTCAAATGTAAACGATGTTTTAGAAGCTTATATTTCTACTACAGCTGCTGCTGGTGATAATGCTAACACACAGGATGTTGCGCTTACGAAAATAGACAGATCTGCTTATTCTGCTTTACCAAATAAATTAGCTACAGGTCAACCATCGCAGTATTATGTGGACAGACAAACAACACCTAAAATAAGTTTATACGTAGCACCTGATGCCTCAACTTACAAAACTTTAAAATTTTATACTATAAACAGAATAGAAGATGCTACAGTTTATAATAATCAACAAGCAGATGTAGCTTATAGATTTTTACCATGTATGTGTGCAGGTCTTGCTTATTATTTATCCATGAAAAAAGCACCTGAAAGAATTGAAGCTATGAAATTAATTTACGAAGACGAACTTAAAAGGGCTTTGGATGAAGATGGACAGAGAACATCATTATATGTTTCTCCACAATCGTACTATCCAAATTTATCATAATGGCTAAATATGCAAACGGAAATAGATCACAAGCAATATCTGATAGAAGTGGTCAAGCATTTCCATATCAAGAAATGGTTACAGAATGGAATGGGTCTTTCGTCCACATATCTGAATTTGAAGAAAAACATCCTCAAATAAGAAGAAAGAGAACCGTTGCCGATGCTATTGCTTTGCAAAAAGTTAGACCTCAAAGATTTCAACAACCTACTCAACCTTTTACGAGTGATGTTACAATTGCTAGTTCTGGAGGTACGATGGTAGGAGTAGCTAACCTAACATTACCAGGTCAATTTGGTTTTATAAATCAAGGTACTAGTGAAATGAAACCAGCAGACCCATCTTTACAAAATAGAAGAAGACAAGCAATTACAGAAGTTGGAAATGTAATCATAGGGATATCATAATGGCAATCACTTATACAAATTTTTTAACACAAGTAAGAAACTACACTGAAGTAGATAGTAATGTTTTGACTGATTCTTTGTTGGATCAATTTGTGAGAAATACAGAATTAGACATAGCTGGTCAGGTAGATTATGACGATTTAAGAAAATATTCTACTTCTAATTTTACTATAGGTAATCGTTATGTATCTTTGCCTTCAGACGCTTTAATTTTAAGATCTGTGCAAGTTATTGATGGTTCAAATAACAGAACATTTTTAGAAAAAAGAGATACCAGCTTTATATCAGAATTTGCACCTAATGATTCAACTACAGGAACTCCAAAATATTATGCTAGTTGGGAGGATAATGTTCAAACTGGAGCAGTTATTCTTGTAGCTCCTACTCCTGCTGCAGCCAACACTGTGCAAATCAATTATATCAAAGATCCACCTCATTTTGATAGTTCTACAAACACTTTTTTATCTACACACCAAGAGGCCTTACTTTTGTATGGCGTTTTACGAGAATGTTTTGGATTTTTAAAAGGACCTGAAGATCTATACAAACTGTATTCTGATAGGTATAATCAAAGTATACAAGCTTTTGGTCTACAACAAATGGGTAGACGAAGAAGAGGAGAATACGACAGTGGAGTTCCTCGAATAAAAATACCTTCACCGTCACCATAAAATTAATTAAGGAGAAAACATGGCAATAACAACTAACGCAATTTGTAATTCTTTTAAAAAAGAATTATTAGAAGCAACTCATAATTTTAGTAACCCAGGTGGTAATTCATTTAAACTATCAATGTACACTAACTCGGCTACTTTAGGAAAATCGACAACATCTTTTACAACTGGCAACGAAGTAACATCACCATCTGGTGGATATTCTTCTGGTGGTAAAGCATTAGTAAATGTAGGAACATCTATAGCTACAAACACAGCTATTACCGACTTTGCTGATTTATCATTTGTTGGTGTCACAATCACAGCAAGAGGTGCTTTGATTTATAATGACACTAATGCCGATAAAGCCGTAGCGGTACTAGATTTTGGCGGTGATAAAACTGCATCTGCAGGAACGTTCACTATTCAGTTTCCAGCATTTACAACGAGTGCAGCAATATTGAGAATCGCATAATTTAAAAGGAGGTGCCTGCTATGGCAAACATTACTAATTTGTTTTTCATAGCGGGTCATCCGTTTGGAGTTCTTCATGGCTAAAACATGGGGAGCACAAACATGGGGCGCAGGTACGTGGAATGATCAAGATTCAAACGCTGTAGCAGTCACAGGACTTTCATTAACATCATCACAAGGAAGCGCTCAAGGTGTTTCTATAAATGGTTGGGGTAGAGCAGAATGGGGATCAGCTGCATGGGGCATAACTGGATCTGTTATCCCAGGTAGTCAATCTTTATCAACAGGATTAGGAACTGTATCAGTAGAAGCTTTAGTAGAAGTTGGTTGGGGCCGAGGTGGTTGGGGCAACAGAGCTTGGGGAGAAACTTATTCTGTTTTACCAGCAGGGCAACAAGCAACACTATCACAGGGAACTGCAGTCGCTAAAACAGATTTTACCGCAGTAGTTTCTGGTTTAGATTTATTGACTATTACTCAAGGTTTAAATTCAATACAAATTGATGGTAGCGTAACTGTATTTGTTGGTGAAGATGCTATACAAAGTTCTATTGGAAGTTTATCTTCTGTAACTGGAACTGCAGTAGTTTCACCTAATGGCCAAGCTTTATCAGGATCTATCGGTCAAGTAATACCTGAAAATAAAACACCTGTAGATGTAACAGGAATATCAGCTTCTTTAACATTAGGTTCAATTACATTAATACAAACAACTAATGAATCCGTAACAGGTCAAGGAGCTACTTTATCAGTAGGCTCAATTACTCCTGTATCAGTTTACCCAGTTACCACTGCTGGATTGTTAAATGGATCCGTTGGTCAGGTTGTAGCTTCTGGTACAGCAAATATAAGCGTATCAGGTATAGGGTTGACTGGCAGTATAGGTTCAGTTAATATTACGGCATGGACTGAGATCAATCCAGGTGTAAATAATGTTTGGACTGAGGTTGATAGAGCAGCCTAATTTTGATAATATAGGAGTTATATGACATCAAGTTATTCAGCAGATTTAAAACTAGAACTTATGGTAACTGGCGAAAACGCTGGTACATGGGGTGATAATACAAATAATAATTTAAACTTGATTCAACAAGCTATTGCAGGATTTGAACAAGTTACACTATCAAGTGGTGGAACTCTAGCTTTAGTAATGACCGACAAAACTATTTCTAATGCAAGAAATATGGTTATTAAATTTGCTACTGCATCTATCGCTGCTAGTACAGTTTGTACAATACCTGATAGCATTGAAAAATTTTACATCTTTGATGCAACTGGATTAACTAACCCTGCAAATTTAACTATTAAAACAGCATCAGGCACTGGATTTACTTTAGACGCTGCAAAAATTTATGCAGCTTATTCAGATGGAACTAATTTAAAAGAAATTTCTTTAGATACATTAGGTGGAACTGTAGCTGCAGCACAAATTGCAGACAACGCTGTAACTACGGCTAAAATTTTACAATCAAATGTTACAACAAACAAAATAGCTGACAATGCTGTACGTGCAGCAAACATTTCATCAAACGCTGTTACTACGGCTAAAATTTTACAATCAAATGTTACACTTACAAAAATGGCTGCTAACTCTGTTGGTCCAAGCCAATTACAATCAACTGCTGTAACAGCGGGTGCATACACTACAGCTAACATAACTGTTGATGAAGACGGAAGATTGACGGCAGCATCAAGTGGTGCTGGAGGAGATGGTGGCTACGTATTTGCTGATGGTTCTGGAAATACTGGAACTCAAAACGTTGAGTTTACTTATACTGCTCATCCAACTGCTACAAAAGTTATTGCATACGCAATTGGCGCTGGTGGTGGAGGAGCTCAAACACCTCAATCTCAGGGATTTAGATACGGAGCAATGGGTAGTAATGGTGGTTTTGGCATTTATAGAGCAAATATTTCTGCGCCCTACACGCAACCTTTTCTTGCTGGTACAGGTGGACCTGGAAATTCAGGAACTGGTAATGCAACAGCTGGAGGAGACTCTTATTTTGGACCATCACCGTCACCTTTGTTATTAGCAACTGGTGGAGCAGGAGGTCCTGGAACTGGAATAGGAACCGCACCTCCAGGACAAGTTGGTGGTATGCCGACAGGGACTACTAATTTAACTATAACAAGTGGCCCAGGCACTGGCACAACAGCTGTAGGTAAATACAGAAGAAGAATAGATTTATTCCTTGGTCAGAATCCGCAAGATAATGGCGGTACAGAGCCAGTTGCAAATTATGGAGCTGGTGGAGATGGTGGAGATCAAATTACAGCTACAGGTGGACACACAGGTGGGCATGGTGCTGTTAGAATTTACGAATTAATTCCGTAGGAGATAATTATGGCAATAGCAATTACAAATTTAAGAGGAGAATGTATTTTAATAGCTAGAAATACTGATGATATGAATTTGGCTATGCCTCATAATGGATTATATGATAGTGCTGCTGGACAAAAACATGATATATCTGAATCTGAATTTACACAGGTACAACAAGCAGAGAAACATTTAAAATTTGATGGAACATCCCTTGTTTATGAGGATGTTAATATGTCTTTTAAAGATGAACAAGACTTAATTACTTATATTAACATTCACAAAACGGATTTAGAAAAAAAAGTTATATATCTAAATGAAGGTACTTTAAAAACAGATGCAGAGAATTACATTGGGATTTTAGACACTTTTGATACATCTTCTGTATCATTTCCAATGACAACATCATTAGAAAAACATATGTCAGATCTAGGACATACTGTAGTTTCATCTTTACAACTTTAATATTATATAGTAAAAATTTTCATGATTTGGTCTAAACAAATTATGAGATTCCCTGAGGCTATTAAAATAGAAACAGTATCTATTCTAATTAGGTACATGAAAAAAATTCAATTTCGAAATGCAGGTGTGGGTCCAGGGACAAAAGAAAATATAAATCAAAAAATTAGAAATGTGACAAGGTTCTGTCTCGCTCCTTTAGAGGGCGATTTTACTCAATCCCATTGGGCAAATTTTATAAACTATACTATTAAGAATTACATGAACCAATATATAATAGAAAAAAATCTACAGGATTATGTTGGTCAAGTTAAGTCTTGTAATCAAATAGAATTTTTGAAATATGAAATAGGTAATTTTTATAAACCCCATGTTGATGGTGGAGAAGGATTTAATAGAACATTTAGCGCTATTTTATTTTTAAATAATGATTATGAAGGAGGAGAATTATGTTTTAAAAATATCCAAGCAGATAAAGAAGAAAAAGATACTATCATAAAAGGTGCTCCAGGAGATTTAATTATTTGGCCAAGTAATTTTCTTTTTCCTCATGGAGTTAAGCCAGTGAAAAAAGGTAAAAGATACACGGTGGTAGCATGGGCGTAATAAGGAAAGATTTTAAGTATAAAGTTGTAAAAAATTTTATAACTTTTGATGAACAAAAATTATTAGAAAATTATTTAAAAATCAAACATAGAACAAATAATGATAATTTTGCTGATGCAATTTGTCAGACTCGTGATAGTTCATGGTACGGAGACCCTATAACAGAATCTTTAATGTTAAAAAAAACTAAACATATGGAAGAAATTACAGGTTTAAAACTTGATCCAACCTATTCTTACAGTAGATTTTATACTTATCTAGCAGATTTAAAAGAACACACTGACAGACCATCTTGTGAAATTTCAGTGTCTGTTCAGATTGCTTCTAGCGGAGAACCTTGGCCTATATTTGTTGATGGTAATAAACACATATTAGAAAACGGAGATGCGGTTGTATATCTTGGCTGTGAGTTAAAACATTACAGAGAAGAATTTGAAGGAGATTTCCATATACAATGTTTTTTACACTGGGTTGATAAAAATGGAAAAAATAATGAGTTTGCTTTAGACAAAAGAGAATATTGGGGTCTTCCTCCAGTATTATTTTCAAAAGGAATTAGATGAATCAGGTAAATTTAAAAAATAAAACCGTTTTAACAGAAAAAATCCCTGAGGATATTTTTAACGCATTAAAAGT